TCGGCACGTTGGCCCAAGTGAGGGTCGAGGTGCTGAGCCCCGTCGTGCCGTTCCACGCGCTCGTCGCGTCGTTGAGCGCCGCATCTCGGTAAGTGCCGTCGAAGTATTCGGCGAGCGTCGATGTCTCTTCGACCATAACGGCGTCCACGTAAAAGACCGCGCCTGGGTTGGGCGCCAGCAGACTGGAATCGAGAATGCCGTTGCTCGCGCTGTTGAGGGTGAACGAACTCACGCCCGCTTCCTCGCCCACCAATGCGACGACCACGCTTATCCCGTCGCCGCCCAACTCCCCCGTGTTCAGCAACGATGTGTTAAGCACGAATCCCGTGCCTGCGCCCGTCGTCAATGTCGTGCTGACGCGCGTCCAAGCCTGCGCCGTCGCGTAACTGCTGGGCGTCGCAGAGATGTTGTTGATCACGTCCCGGGCCAAGAGCCGCGCCTTGTCCCCGTACTCGGGGTAGAGGAATGCGCTGATCGTGTACGTGGTGCTTGCCGATAGACCCGTGAGCGTTATCGAGAGCCCTTGCGTGCTGGTTGAAGTTGAGACCTCTGCCGAGAAACTGCCCGCGTAGGCGAGGTCGCTGACCCTGCTCACGCTCGCGCCCGCGTCTGTCAATTCGGTCGCGTCGGTGCTCCAATTAGCGGTGCTCACCTCGAAACTCGGGTTGGTGACCAGGTTGGTGCGCGTTATCGGGCTTATCGTGAAGAAACTGGCGCCCGTGTTCCAGTTGGTCATCGCCGCCTCGAACGAGGGGTTGGGTATGAGGTTCTGCCGCGTGCCCGTCTCCCTAGCGTTGGTCGGGTCGTACTTGCGGTTGCGGTTCGAGAGCAGCACGTCGATCTGACCCGCGCTGAACTTGTCCAACTCCCGCGACCTGCCGCGCCGCGTGCGTATCGAGCGCACGTCCTCGCTGATGTCCACGAGCGCGTCCTCGTCCGCTAGCGGGAATGAGGTGTTGTTTAGTACGCCCTTTGTCGCGTCATCGAGCGTGAATACGTCGCCCTCGCCCGCGACTTCGAGGCTGAAACCGACGAATACCTGATTGTTAGGCTGGCTCATAGACGCGCCCGTTGCGACGCTCGAACGCCGTTATCGCGTCCACGACCTGCCTGCCGACCTCTGCCGCGTTTGCCGAGACGGGCACGTTCACGGTGATCTTGTAGGTGTTGTTGCTGCCCATCTGGCTGAGCGGTATCACCGCCTCCGGCCCCGCCTCGCCGATCAAGCCGAGGGTCGGGCGGGCGACTATGCCGCCTGTCGCGAACCCCGTCACGCCCAACTGCCTCGCGTACTCCTCCAGGGTCGTGTTGCGCGGGTCGCTGATGATGTAGTTAGCCACAACGAAGTCGGGGACGTTCGCGCCCTGCCTTACCATCTCGATACCCGCCTGCGTGACCCCACCCCTGCCTAATTCGGTGAACAATGACGGGCCAGCGGGGGCGGGTGCGCCACCGCCTCCCCTATCCCCGAGCGAGACGTTCTGGCGCTTAAGTATCGCGGCGATCTCATTGAGCAGGGCTTCTAGTTGCGGCAGGAGCACGTCGCGCAAGGCATTGACGTAAGCCTGCGCCGCGCGCACGCCCGCCCCGTAGAACTGCTCGGCGCTCGCCTTTGCCACGCGGTTCGCGGCGGTCTCAACTGCCGCTATGAGTTGGTTCGCCTCGGCGATCGCGGCGGCCCCGCCACGCAAGAGTTCATTGACCGCGATGAGCCCGCGCTGCGCCCCTAGTTTGGCTATCTCTTGCACCAACGCGAGCGAGCCGCCCGCGAGCCGTAGCGCGTCTATCTGATCTGCAAACGCGATCGCGGTGTCCGCGCCGACCTTCAGGAATCCTAAGAATGACTTCTCGTTCTTCTTAGCCTCGTCTAGTTGGGCGTTAGCCTCTGCTAGGTCTTTGTTCGCTTCGGCGATAGCGTCCTCGTCGCCGTTGGCGACCGCCTCGTTCACCTTCCCCTGCGCCTCCGCCTGCGCCTTTAGCGCCTCGGTGACCGCTTGGGTGCTTTGGGTCGAGGCGTCGATCGCCTCGCTCAATGAGAACGAGCCCTGCACCCCGTCGCGCACGGTGTTGAACACCCCGTCGTAGAGAGCCTGCTGCTCGCGCAACTTGTCGTTTGCGGCGTCAAGCGCTGCCGTGACCTTGCCCTTCACGACATCTACCAGGTCGTCGAACTCGTCGGCTAGGTCTTCTGTTATCTCCTTCGCTTTGAGCAGTTTGCTGGCGAACCTAGATATGTCGTCGCCACCCAAAGTCCTGAATAGATCGCCCGACCCCGCGTTGAAACTCACGATCGCGTTTAGCGTGCCGCGCATGGCTGCGGTGAGTTTGATTACCTCCTCTTTGGCCTTCTTTGCTTTACCGCCCGTTTCATCTAGACCACCGCCCGCATCTTCGAGCGGTTTTTTAGCAGCAGCAGCAGCGTCTGCCATCGCCTGATAACGAGCAGCAGCAAGTTCATTTGCTTTTGCCGCCGCATTTGTGCTGTTTGTTGCAGCGCCGAATGCCGCCGTGAAAGACGGAATGGTGACCTCTGCAAGAGCGGTCAGTTGCTTATCTGCGTTATTTGTTGCTCGCAAGATTGCATTTACAGCAGGCAAAAAGAAATTGTATCCCTTTACAAACCCATTGGCTATGTCAAGAATCGTTTTTGTGAAAGCCACGCCAAGTTTTATTGCGCCGTCCACAACTTTCGTAATGGCGTCCAACAACCTTCCGAAGAAGAAACCTGCGACTTTGACAAAGGCGGGTAGGACATAGCGTGTGATGATATTTGCGACCGCGCCGAAAGCGTTTACAAGAGTTTGTATGTTCGGCAGGTTTCTACGAATCATTGCCACGAATCTCTCAATCGCTGGCCTTATGAACTCGTCAAACGCCGCTCTTACGGCTTCAAGCACACCCAGTAAGTTTTTGTTCAGCATGTTGCCCAACCCTTGAAAGGTGCCCATGAGCCGAGCCACGGGTTCGGACAATTTTTGTGTGCCGTTGCGTAATCCGTCCATGAACTCCATCAGACTTATGATGGGCCGCACGACTGCTAGTACCGCGCTCGTGAGCATCATGAAGCCTTGACCTATCAAGTTTCCAATAACACCTACTAATGGTCGTATAACGGGGGTCATTTCCTTCAATGCTTGTGTAGCGCCTTTGAGTGCTGGCATTACCCCGTCAATCAGCGCGAACTGCGCCTCGTCCTTGAACGTGGACATGACACCTGTGAAGGTTTTGGACTGTGCTTCCATCATGCCGCCGAAACCTTTTGTATTTTCTGTTCCTACTTGCATTGCTTTAATCAACATCGGTATCGCCACTTCAGAAGCAACCTCACCCGATTCAATCATCTTCTGCATTTCTGGCACGGTCTTGCCGAAAGAATCGGCGAGCATTTGCACCGCCGGCACACCCGCAAATTGAAGTTGTTTGAGATCTTGTGTCAGAACACGACCCATAGCCTTCATCTGACCCAATGCCAAAGTAATGCGTCCAACGCCCTCCGTGCCGAGCCCCAATGCAGCAGAGGCGTCACCAACGGCGGTCAAGGTCGGGATAACTTCTTTTGCTTCAAAGCCAAACGCTTGCATCATTTTCGCCGATGACAGCAGTCCGTCAAGTTCGAATGGCGTGCGCGCTGCAAAGTCTTTTAGTTCATCTAAAAACTGATTGGCTTTGTCTGCGCTGCCAAGCATTGTTGTAAACGCAATTTGAGTCTGCTCGTACTGCGCCGCAAGTTTCACACCCAACGCAGGCAACGCAGTAAGAGGTTGGATCACTTTGCTGACAAGCATTGCGCCTGCAATACCTGCCGCCGTACCGAATGCCGTCATGGCAAAGTTGGTCTTGTTTATGCCACTGGCAGCGCCCGATACTTGCGCTAGTCCGCTTTGAACCTGCTGCAAACCCGTTTGCAAGCCTTTGACATCGGCGGTAAACGTGGTTTTTACTACGTTATCAACGCTTGCCACGTCGCCTCATTTCCTTCGCGGCGCGCTCACGATCTGAGTGCCTTATCTGCTCTAGGGCTATCCACTCGGTGAGTTCGTTCGACGACAACGCCTTGTGCGAGGGTGAACCGTTCAGCAACTCGTCCACCGTCCGCCCAAGTCGCTGTGCTAGTTCATAGACGAATCGTCGCTCTGGTTTCCCAACAATGCCTTGCCCGCCTCGGTGACGGCGCTCTCGCTGACGCCCGAGAGGGCGATCGCGTCCATCGCCAAGCGCTCGATTACCGCGCCCGACTTGTCCAAGATGACTTGCGCGTCGTCGGCGGTGAATATCGGTTGCTTGGTCTTTGGGTCGAATAGGCACGCCGTGAGCACGGCGGGGTACAGAGTTTTTAGATCCGTCTGCCCCGAGTTGGGGTCGTAGGCGGTCTGGTACATGGCGATCCGCTGCCCCGCAGTCATCGAGCGCAACTCAACGGTCACGCCCCACTCGGGCACTTCGGTCGCCTTGGTCGTGCGGTCGTTCGCCGCAACAATCTGGTCACGCAGGGACACTTACTCCACCTCTTCCTTTTGTTTGTGTCTTACCAGGTGCTGCGGGTTACTGAACCCGTCACCTGTAGTTCTAGGGTGAACGGCACTACGTCGGCGACCGCTGGCGACAAGTCGTAACTCGTGATGATGCACGCGCCGGAGTACTTGATGTCCGTGCCCGCCGAAGACCCGCT